TAGCTTTAGCAAGTGCAGACAGTAACGCCATGAAGCCTCCAGTATGGAAAGCCGATTATATCAGACAATACCCTGTAAGTTCCTGCGTATAGGCTCGCCCCAGTCTGAGGTCTTACGGTAGCCCACGGCTAAGTATCGGAAGGCGTCTGCGCAATGTGAGGTCCAATCGTGCAAAGGCCGTTCATTCCACACCATCATCGTCTCGTTATACTGCCGGCGATACTGCCTAAGACAATCAATGCCCTTCTCGCACTTATCCTTGTCAAAGTAAGAAAGATCGAGAATGGACCTGACTGCTTGAATGCCATCATCGACGTTTAGCTGTGGAGCTATTTGCACCGGCTTTACGCCCAGGTTATCTAATACCTCAAGCCTAGACCGGCCGCTGCCTAGCTCTCTGACCCTCACATCGTGAGGTAGAATGTGCTGCTCGTAGACATACCCCTTTTCTTGCAAGACACGCGCGTAATGATCTAATCCGACGCCAGCGTTCTCGTAGTAGTCAATAAGGCGAACCTCCGGCCCTACAAACTGAGCAAACCATATAGCAGTGCTATCGCCTACCCCTAAGTCCCAAGCCGTCACAACGCCTACAGAGCGCTCATACGGTACTCGGTCAATGCGGTTCTCATGTAAGGCATTCGCCATCTCTTGAGTGTAGTAAGCGCCTTCTGAGAAGATCCTGAAGTCACCTTCCCATATATGGTCGTACACATCAGGGCGTTTATTGAGGTCATCCTGGCGCTCAGACTCTAAGACGTCTGGGAACCAAGGATTGTCACGCCAATTCATCTCGACGATCTTGCACTCATTGGGAGTATTTACCCTAAATCGCTTGTGAGCTGCGGAGTGCTTGTTCTCAGGGTTCCATGTCACCCATATCTCAGACTCATCTTCTCGCACAGTCGGTATGAGCTTCTGCCATGCAGTCTCAGTAACTGTCTCTGCCTCGTCTACCCAGCACAATAGGATGCGAGCCTTAGACTTAATGCTATCCAGGTTCCTACGCAGGCCGGCAAAGACGTAAGTGATGCGCCCATCCTTGCTGCGGATATATCTCTCGCCGATCTCATAGTAGTCAGTAAGACACTTTACGGATCGTATCGCTGACTTAACCTCTTCCATCGAGGATTCATCGAGAGAGTTGAGGTGTTCACGAGCGCAGAGTATTTGCCCTTGCTTGCCAGCTACTCCCCAACGCATTCCCCATACAGCGGTCATCAATGCGAATGAGCGAGTCTTGGCAGAACCACGTCCACCATAAGAGCACCTATACCTAGCTTCGCCGGTAAATAGATCGGCTAGCTTAGGCGGTAGTTCAATCGAGACCTTTTGCGACAAGTTCAATCACCATTGGTGGAGTCATGGAGCCATCGCTACTCGTTAGATCAGCGTCTATGGCCTTTAGATCAGGCAGTACCTTGTTAAACAGGCGGAAGTTATCGCGTTGCATGGCCTCATACTTCTTGAGCTGGTTGTGGAAGTTATCACTACCTACGTCTAGCTCGCCTATTTTGGTAATGTTATCAGTAATTTGCGCCAACAGACGTCCGGCTTCGATCTTGTCTCTCGTACCCTTCTTAACGTCTGCGGCAATTTTCTGTTGCCTGGTCTGTGCCACTTGTCATTCCTCGTCTGGGTGCGGTATTGAGTCGGCCCAGTACAGCCCCATGCTGCGTCCTGCCCGTATCTCCCCGTCCAAAATGTCCTCAACTGTTAGTGGCCATGATTCTACAGACATGTCGTCAAAAGCAACGAGAACAGTGCGCTCTTCACCCGGCATATTACCGACCTCGATTGCGTGCCACTTTATGTTCACCACTTGGAGCATTTAATTACCCCCAACAGTTGAGTACCTAATTATTTTACTCTAATCCTCTGTTTTCTCAACATATTGTGGATAAGGGGTAAAAATAGACACACCATATAGGTCGTACTGGCGTAGATATTTGCGCATTGTGTCGTAATGAACGCTATAAATTTGAGACAAAGACCAAGTATCAACACCCTCATTTCTTAATTTTATAGCTTCTTTTAGATCTTTTTTAGTCAGCTTCACTTATTGCTCTCGCTATCAGTTCTGGTATCGGCGGCACTACTGCGTTACCTAAGCATTTAAGTCTGTCCATGACTTCGGGAACCCCATTAACTGTTCCTCGAATTCTGGCGTAATCATCAGCTGGTAAAGCCTCATTAATTGCTCTTGCAAATTGCCATCTGCATGATTCTTGCGGATAAGTGCGTATGGATTTCTGAATGTCCAAGCCTTCCACCCTTGCGCCGATGGGGTAAGCAATGATCCATACTCTGTCCCTTCTGTGTGAGGCACCAAGGTAACTAGCTGGTATACAGTGCCACTCCGCATCATACCCGATCTGGGAAATGTCCCAGAGAACTCGCTTAAACCAATCTCCCCGTTCTCCATTAAGCAGGTTTGTGACGTTTTCAAAGACGGCGTATCGGGGTCGAATCTCCCCAATAAGACGGGCGCACTCTGTCCATAGTCCACTGCGCTCGCCCTCAATTCCTGCTTGGTTGCCTGCAACTGAGATGTCTTGGCAAGGGAAGCCTCCGGTGATGACATCGACTCTAATTCCATCGGAAACAAGTCGTTCTGCTGTGATTGTTCTAACGTCGTCATAAATTGGCACCTCTGGCCAGTTCTTTCGGAGTACCTTCTGTGCGTATGGTTCTATTTCGCAAAAAGCTACGGTCTCAAAGCCGGCCTTCTCAAAGCCAATTGTGAAACCCCCAATCCCTGCAAACAGATCAAGAACCTTCACATATTACCCCTAGATTCTTGTAGTCAGGCCACTTGCCATCACAGACCATCTCTTTGTAGAACAGCTCTCCCGCAAGCTCGTCTTCGTAGTCACCGTTACCCACTATTCCGAGGGCGATCAAAAATATCACTAGCGCGATCAATGCCGCCTTCTTCTGCGATAAGTCCATGCCAATACTCCCTTAGCTTCTTGTTGTTTTTTAGCTTCTCGAACGCTTTACGCTCAATGACTTTAATGGTTTGACGACTAACACCTAGCGCCTCAGCAACTTCTGTGTAAGTCATGTAATGCTGTGGATTTGCTGGCTTTCCCATTAATCGTCCTTATACGGATCATGGATGCTGGGATACTTCATCAACCAAGTGCCTTGCACCTTGTCGATATACCTGGCGCTCACGTCATGGCCTTTACACCAGCGCAAAGCACTCTCCAAAGAATTAAAAACGATTGTTGTCATGCTCACCCCTAAAAGAAAAGGCCGCTTATGCGGCCATAATGTATTCGGCTGTGCGGAAGCCGCGCAACACATCGTTAAGGTACAGGCGGCAAGGCTCACTCAATGATGCGTCCACAATGTGCCTACCTTGCATATCAAAAATGCGGATGAACCTCCCCTTCATTTTATAGGCTCGATATTGGCCGTAGATTTCCTGATAAAACTCCATATCGCTTCTCCCTAGGCGAATAAATAGTCGGCATAATAAACGGCAACTAATGGGCGATTATCAGCGTATGAGTTGAAATTGAATTCAGCGTCATCGTACCGATCCAACTCTTCTTGAACGCGATCTCGTGCATTTTCGATTGCTTCTTCGTAAGTTAATAACATTGTGTTTCTCCCTTGGTTGGTAGCTGTGTCTCCAGCCGATGTAGTTAAGTTAACAAGGGGCGTTATGGCGAACAAGGGTTTGCGACAAATGTGACGCTTTTTTTGGGGGGCAGAAGGCTAGGGTGTATACCACCCGAGTTTGGCTCGCTTAACTACCGAGTTGGGTAATGTTTTGCCATCTCAAGCGCACGCGCATTTTCTAGCTTGTTAACAGCGCATAGATCAAGGTACTCAGACTCAGTTAGACCTTTTAACCTCCCGACCAGAATACAAACTGTGTCGAGATTCTCTATGTGCTTATAGCCATTGCGAGTACAGAACATGGCACGCTTCACTTTCGTACACATAATCACCTCCATATAGGCAGGATCATTATATCACATACAGTGTTATAGCTACACGCCAGCCAGGCGCTGCTCTTGTTCTTTGATCCTTCCTTTGTACTCAGATATCAGATCTTGAAGCTCTACGTCGGTAAACTTTCGAATTTGATGTTTGGAATTTACCAATTCTCGCATAGCATCCATTCCGTAAGTGTCGATCATGAAAAGCGAGTAACTAGCCACATTGCCTCTTAACTGGTTGTTGCACCGCTTACATTGCGGGTGAATGTTTTCCTCAACCAACAAGGTAGAGTTATGACTTCGACTAACAAAGTGACCGCCGTCCATTTCTTTGTAACATCCTACTTTGCCACAAGTCACGCACTCGCAATTTCCGTTTTCATCCGCATACTTCATACGTACCAGCTTTTGCAGCAAGGTAGCCGCTTCTTGTTTAAGCTTCGCTACTGTTTTGGGTTTCCGCTTGGCCAATGGTGAACTTCCTTTCTCTTAAGATTGCTTTCTCGAAGTTACCACACTTACAAAGCCATCCACGAAGATAGCCAGGCTTTTTCAGAGTGAATAACGGCTCCATGCGCTCGTTGCATTTAGTGCATCGCCATTGCGGTATGCGTGATGTAGTCATCGATTGAATCCATGTCCTCACAAAGGGCTGAAAACCATAGCTCGCCAAATTGGTCGATAT